TTGCAAAAATGTCCGTAAAATAAGGAATCAATCCCTCCATTTGCGGACCTAGAGCAGTCATCGCATCAATAGCAGTTCGATATCCTTCTTGTGCAACTTTACGTTCTTCCTTACTCATTCTAGCAAATAAGGCTAATACGCTTGTTTGATTCATATAAGCTTTTTGATTATCTAACATAGCTTTTCTAGATACACCTAATATCTTAGAATAGTCTGTTAAACGTTGAATATTTTCTGCCAGCATCTTTGATTGCTGTTTTTCTGTGTACGAACTAATTACACCAGCTAATCTTTGTGTATCTAAATATTCAGCAGCATAGTCAGCTGCTTCAGCCGTTGTTAATGCTAGCTTATGTAAGCCGCCACTTGCTTCTCCCGCACCAGTCACAATCGAACGAATACCAGTCATGCCTTTTGACATCATGACAGCAGAATATTGTTCGCCTATCTTAGTGACCTGCTCAAGCGTCATGCCGGTCTCTGCCATTGTACGTTGTAGGTCAATAATACCGCCGTTGAAGCGAATACCGCTCTCGTACATAACAGTCATTGCTTCAGTGGTTTGTTCTATGTTAGTAATAGCCTTACCGATAATTTTACCAAGAAGGCTAAACACGCCGCCGATTACTGCTAGGCCTAACCCTTTACGGAAATTCTTAAGCGACACGCCCGATAAGCGAAGTTCGTCCGATAATGTCTTTAAATGCTTGTTAGATCCTATTACACTATCTGTAAAACTACCGAGACCATCTGTTAAACCCCTGCTGTCGAACAAGTTGCCCGACTTAGTCTTTGGTTTTGCAGTGCCGGTGGCAGTTTTTCCAGTAGTTTTGTTATGACGAACAGCTCTAGACGCTTCCTCTGTTGTTCGCTTTGTTAGCTTACGATCAGATGCCATTTCTGCTAGCATCTTCTTCATCTTTAACTGATCAGCCTTAGTAATTTGAAGCATTTTATTCAAATGTGCTTCAATCTTAGCTGCCGTACCTTCGGTTGCCCAGTCAGGCAGGTCTCCAGTACCGGTAATATTGACATCAGTTATATCAGACATTCTTTTTTCCCATTATCTACGTAGATAAATACTTGCAGCTAGTAGCTACTTTATTTATCACAATAGGAAACCGTGTTTTATGGCAGAAGTTAATCCACTCAAGAAATTCTACAGAGGAGTCACTACTTTCATTAAGCTTCCTTCTAGGGGAGTTTATTATAAAGAAGGTGTAGTGGAGCTAAACGAAGATCAAGAAGTCGGAGTCATGCCTATGACTGCGCAAGATGAACTTCTTCTGAAAAATCCTGATGCATTACTATCTGGACAAGCAGTGGTAGATGTTATTAAGAGTTGTATTCCAAGTATCAAGAATCCTCGCAAGCTTCTTGCTTGCGATATCGACGCAATCATGATCGGCATACGAGCAGCTTCATACGGAGAAGCTACTGAGTTATCTGCTACTTGCCCAAACCCCGAGTGTAAGCACGAAAATTCATTCAATCTAGATTTAGGCAATCTGCTTAATACCGCAGAAACACTCGACGATCATTACGAAGTAATCTTAGAGAATGGCGTAACTGTATTCATTACACCTGGTACTTTTGAAAATATGGTCAAAAATCAAAGAACAGTTTTCGAGGGTAGCAGACTACAACGAGCGCTACTAAACCCGGATATTACAGACGAAGAACGTATGCGTATCATTGCACAGTCCTTCGAGAAAATGAGTAAGATTAACTTCGACCTAATTATAGACGGTATTAATAAGGTTGTATTTACTGACGATACAGGCGAACATGAAGTAACAAAACGCGAGTTTATTGTCGACTTTATGCGAAATATCGTAAAGCAAGATGTAGACAAGATTGAAAAGAAGATGGTAGAAATTAATAAGATCGGTATCGTGCAACAGCTAGATGCAGTTTGTGCAAAATGTGGACATGCTTGGAAGGCCCCTATTGAGTTTAACCCGGTAAATTTTTCCTAAGGTTTCTAAGTCAATCAGAGGCTGAGGAAATTAGAGACCTGCTAGAAAAACTCAGTAAGGAATCAGAGAACATCGAAAATGCAGTGATCGAAATTTGCTACCACATGAAAGGAATTACTTGGGACGATGTTTGGGGAATGGCTCCACGTCATAGAATGAGAATTGTAGATTATATAAACAACCAGTATAAGGCTGAACGTGAAGCTGCAACTGGTAAGAAGGAGATGTAACATGGCTTGGCTCGGACACACAAACGAAAAGATTTTTAAGACAGTCGATACAGCGGTGGACATTCCGCTAAACGACGAACATGCGTGGAAAATGTATCCAAAGTACAACTGGGTATATTCTACAAGCCGACTATTAGACATGCAAAATATTGAATGGTGCCCGTTCTATAAAAACGGATTAACGTGGGCGCTTCCAGAATTCTCAATGTGGTCTAACAGTTTTTGGTCACCTTTAAATCCTGCTGTAGTTAATTCTATCGGACGCAGATCCGAAGGCTTTGACTATGAGGGCGGCATCTTTATGGCTCCTATCGAAGGCGAAAAGCTAACTACTGACATCGCAATACTAAAGGGCGAAATCAAGTGGGCATCACATAGCCGTACAAAAGAAGACGGAACCAGAGAACTACTTAGTGAACTACGCGGAGACGTAGAACTTCGCATATCGGCACTAGTCACACTTCACTTCAAGAAATTCGCGGGAGTTATCTCAGTAGATACAATCGGTCACGATATCGTCGCAGCCCGATTACATCTCACTCCAGAACTAGTGAACCAATACCCAGAAGATTGGCTAACAAGAGTAGTACGTATCTATAATCGAAGACCTTGGGGTAAGTGATTCTATTATTGTACTCGTAGTCGAAGCTTCGCTTCGAGAACTTCGACTTCACTCGCTCATTTCATTCGCTTCGTAAAGTCTTGTTCTATTTCTTTTTCTTAATCTTCTTCGTTGTTAACTGGTTGATGGTTTTGGAGCCATAATTCGCCCCCGTAAGGGACGAATTATTCTCGGTGACGTTGATAGTTTCGTTCACCATCTCGTGTCGTACTAGAATGTGGATGCATTCAGCGTGAGGCGGGCACCATTGACCTCTTAACCGATTCGTCTGTTATTGCTAACAAAGTGCCGCAGCCCATATATACTGATTCACGAGCAAAGCTATATGGGGTGGTGTTGACTTTTTCTCAGAGCACCATCATTTTGAGACCACAGGCGCAGTTAATGTCAATATATTATTCGTAGTCCTATATCATATCATAGGTCAGATGCGACGAACCATCGCAATATGCAAACGAGTGGTTTCTGGGGTCGTTACTTCCCAGCAGACATTTCAGTCTTGCTCGCCACGCTTACGGATCTCGGAATTCAATACGAACAAGGTTTCCAACTCCTTGTAAGATAGCTTCCCAGTGTCTGAGTACAACGCCCTTCGACGGTACCCTCAAGGGAGATACTTGCGTATCAATCGGTGCTATTTGTCGTTCTGTGTTTGTGTATTAAGTGTTAACCTGTGTTGATTTTGTCTTAGAGAACCTAAGTTAGATATTATGGGAATCCATGATTAGAAAATGATTTAAAAATACCTTATATGTGTTTTGTATTCTACTACTATATATATGTTTGTCAATGTTTATACGAAGAAAAATGAGTTATTTTGTTTTAGTACAGTATCCAATAGAAAAATTTCAGTGTTTTTATATACGATCACAGGCTTCTCTGTTGAGAGAACCCCAGGATTTAGAAAAGCAAGGTTTTCGGTACGGTTGTAGCGCACAATAAGAAGCATTTCTTTGGCGCTTACTTCCGAATCCTGCCTCGCTTGTTTGAGCCACTTGTCCCAGTCTGCTACAGACTCGGTTAAAACGGCATTTAAAATAGGTGCGGTCTTGTAATGCTTGCATTCGACCGCAAACTTAAAGGCTTTAGGGCAGATAAGATCGCCGTAGATTGCCCAATCGGTATCATAGACCTGTGTACGAGCAATGTTTGTACCTCCGAAGAAGCTACCACTGTCAGGATTGCGTCTAAAAGCCTGTGGAATACCTGTATGCTCCTTAAAACGCTCCGAAAGCATGTTTGCAATCGTTCGTTCGAAGCTATTACCCTTTTGTTTACCGTTAACTGCCATTATAGTAGATCGGCTTCTTCGTCAAACGACGTGAATCCGCCCTCCTTGATTACGCGAAGCACGCTACTTACGCGCCCGACCAACTCGTCTCTGTGTGAAATGAGGAAAATATTACGCTTACCGTCTCTATTCATCTTCTTAAGCACGGCTAACGAGCTTTCCACACCCGACGTATCTAGACCAGAGTCAATAAGCTCGTCGATAAACAACAGACTAATCGGCGCATTGAGACTTTCATACACATCACGGAATGCCCAACTTAGGCTGAGGATTAGACGTGTACGTTCTCCACGACTTAAATTGTCAAAGTCGAGGTCTCGACCGTGCTCTTGAATCTCTACGTTAAGGTCAGACTGGAAACGAACCTCGTGCGGCAAACCAATCTTTTCGAGATAGTGTTCTAGACGATGATTTAGATAATTTAGGTTCTGGTCGATGATCTTTCGTCTAATAAAACTATCCTTACTAGTCAATAGTTTCAATAGAAAATCTTGGTGATCACGCAGCACTGTGAGTTCATTGATTGTTTCGAATGTAACTTCTTGTAAACCGGTTTCTTGCATCTGCTTAATTTGATCGATAAACGGATTTTCTCGGACCGACTCTTTTTCTAAGGTCTGACGTAAATTATCGAGACTGTTTCTGTGATTATAAGCATCTTCGATATCACTGTAGAAGATTACCGGGCGCTGCTCGACGACAACGACACGCAATTCATCTTCTATACGTGTGATTGTATCCTCTTCTGCCTTAATACGTGCCTGTAGTGCAGACAATTCGTCCGCAAGATTTTCCTCGATATGCTTATGCTTCTCGTCATCTAAATGATGACCGCAAGTAGGGCATTTTTGTTCGAGTGCTTTATTGTAATCTTTTTGTTTACGTGTCAGGTCGGCGGTAAAAGATGCTACTAAAGACTCTGCACGTTGCAGGTCCTTGTTTAGCTCTGCCTTCTTAGCCTCGGCAACTTTCACCTCGGCTAATTTTTTATGCGCTTCAATCTCAGCTTCGATATCGAGCGCCTCGAGCACAGTGATTGCTTCTCGAGTTTCGTTCAACATTGTTTCATGATTTTTAGCCCACGCACCAGACTTCACCGTTAGGCTGCGTATGTTATCTTCGATTCGTTTATTGGCTTCTCGAATAGCCTGTATACGAAACTCTTCTTCCTTGATGCTATCCTTGGTTTCGCGCAATCGCTCCTTAAGAACCTCGGCCTTCTCGCTAAGTTTTGTAATACCTAGTAACTGCTCGATGATCTCGCGCTGCTCATTTGCCTTCATACTAAGAAACGGCTCGGAGTATGTGTTTAGTGCCACGATGTTTTTGAACATTGTATGACTAAATCCAAGCGTTCTTTCTAATTCGGCTTGTGTAATACGATTTTCGCCTTGTGCTTCGTCGGTTTCTTCCTGATTAAATTCGCTTCCGCCAATAATGAAAGAGAATTTATTAGGTCTGCGACCGCGCTCTACACGATATTCGGTGCCATCCTTTGAGAATTCCAAGGTAACGATCATGTTTTTACCATTGGTTTTATTGATGAGGTTGTCCTTACGAATATTTGTTAGTGCAGTTCCATATAGTGCATATGAGAGTGCATTGACAATTGTGCTTTTTCCCACGCCGTTGCGAGAATCGTTTCCGCCTAGGTCAAGATTTTCACCTAGAACCAGTACGAGATCTTTGTTTTCGAAGTTAATGCTTTGGGTAACTTGCCCCACAGACATGAAATTCTTGATGGTAATAGTTTTGATAATGATCATAAATCGTGGTATAGAGAAATAAGCTTGCTCTTATCGTAACTCTGGCTGTCGATCGCACCTAATTGATCTGTGACTATTTGGTCCACTGTTTCGAATTTAATATCGCCTGTTGCAGTATTCAGCTCATCGTCGTCACGACGTGGCACAAGCTTGAGTTCGCGTATCTTAAAATTCTCGATAAATGTTTCGCGCAAGAAGTTTGCTTCCTCGTATGAGATATCTACGTCTAAAGATACCTTTGCATGTGTGTGTTCATTAAGATATGAACCCGGATCCTCTAGAAGTTTACTCAAGGATAACGAAATATATCGCGGACCTTCGTCCCAGTTAACAAGCTGCGGCTCTTCGTCCCAGTTAAGGAACATGGCTCCACGATCAAAATCCCATACGTCTGCATAATTATGTCCAAAAGGATTGCCGATGTATTGAATCTTACCTTTCTTTTGTCGTTTATGAAAGTGTCCAGAGAAAACGTATTCTTGGTGTTCGAAGTGTTCTGACTGTAAGCCACCGTGATCGGGCATTTCGACCAACGCATTCATATAGAAGTGCGGCAATTCAAAATGTCCGAACATGTATTTGGTTTTAATTTTTTGAATTTGTTTCCATTCTGTACCCACTAACCAAGGAATAATCGCAACGTCGTCTTGTATAAAGAAGTCGTCGATCATTACAATATTAGGTAGTTTACTTGCCATAGGCAAGGAGTGTATCTCTCGTTTTTCACGATAATACAGGTCATGATTACCTGCAATAAAGTACACCTTCTCGAACGAATCGTTGAGACGACTTAGATTAGAGACGGTGTAATTAAGTGTAGATACGTTAACGTTAGCACGATGGTGGTGCCAATCGCCTAGGAAAAAACATGTTTCACAATCACGTTTCTTCGCTTCTTCGATAAACCACTTCACAAAGCGTTCGCAGTCATCATTATGCTGCCGAGAATTATGCTTTAAACCGAAGTGAATATCCGTAAAGCACGCCGCCTTACGAAAAAGTTGGCTTTTCTTTTTTGTCATTAATTGTTATCGTCGTCGTGGTGCGCTGCTTCTTCTCGCATTCTACGCACCTTTGCTTCGTGTTCCAGTTGCTTACTAAAGCTAGGTGTTTGTCCCATGTCGATTAAAATTTCATCACGAACATTTTGATTCTTCTTTTCAATATTAAGGACTCGAGTAAAACTATTAGTGATAGCTGCGGTATAGTATGCGAATGGGTTGTCGCTTTGCGCTTCGTCGAACTGAAGCCCCATCTGAGATAACTGAAGTAAACTTTGCCCCTTCATTTCATCTACGTAGGTATAACCTCGCCAATTAGCACGCTGGCTGTAACGATCTACCAGAAGAATAAACATTCTAGCAAGTTTGTCAGTCATCGAACCGTGCGTAGTGCAGAATTCACCATTCTTACTGTGGCTGCGACCAACCTCAACAGCCTTCTTTCGCTTGATGATATAATGCTTAAACGGCTTGAAATTTAACTTTGCGTAATGTTCGGATTCCTTACGAGGATTCTTCTTTCTGTCGGGATCCTTTGGAATATGCTCAAAGTCCATTACTCGGTATACGATTTCTTCGTCCTTAAACGAGTCGGGATCGATTTTATACTCCGCAAGGCGCGGCTTTCCGGAAGGCGTACCCTCAAACTCCTCGAGAGCGGTGCGGTAAACTGCTTGCGATAGTCTCGCTGCCCTATTTTTTCGCGCTTCTTTCTGTATACTAGGCTTAAAAATGTCTTTCAACTTAGGTACGATGATGTCGTACTGATCGTACTTTGGATCGGTAAATTCACAAAAAGAGCTCTTGCTCTTGTGTATTTCCTTAAGTAACTCTTTATTACTTAGATAATTGTGCTTGGTTGGTTCTGTCATAGCGTTCCTTATAATTATTGTGGATGACACTAGTTTAGGCTAATTATAGCGTAGTTTACAGACACGTGTCAAGTCTTTCTTGAAAGTAAATGGAAGAATGTTATATACCAATATAATTTTGTGATAAATATTGTAGCAACGGAGTACCAATATTTATGTTCGATTTCAAGGCTGGATTAGGATTTGTGAAGGAGCAAGCAAAAGGTATTGGGCAAAACCTAATATCTAGCACCGTTAACAGGCTAATGGGCAATTTCGGCGGCGCAATTCCCGGAGTAGCAGGTGCTACTGACCCGGCAGCGGCATCGAACTATTCCGGCAGCACTGATACAATGCGAGCTAGACTTGGGCCATCTCCACAGGCACTGAAACAGATTTTGGGCTCTCCTGCTAAAAGCAATATTCTACGTCCATTATGGGAAACAAACGGAATTCTGTTCCCATACACACCGACTATAACATTTGGCGCAATAGCAAATTATAATAACTTTCACTTTACGCATAGCAACTATCAGTATCATAACTTTCAAAACTCTGCGCCGTCAGAAATCGCTATAACAGCAACATTCACCGCGCAAACAAACGACGAAGGTCGTTACATGTTAGCGGTGTTAACATTCTTGCGTTATGCAACTATGATGGAATTCGGCGTACAGCGCCCAGATGTAGCAGGTACGCCTCCTCCGGTACTACGTTTTAACTATCTAGGAGGACACATGTTTAACAATGTGCCTGTCATCGTAAATAACTTCTCGTATACGCTTGAAGACGGTGTAGATTATGTTCCAATTCAGGTGTGCGACGGAATAGAAACGCATGTGCCTACAAAGTTGTCTCTTATGGTCACCTTACTTGTGCAGCAGAATACGAGAAATGTTCGTGAGAATTTTAATCTTGATGAATTTAAGCAAGGCAAGTTAATCGACAAAGGATTTATCTAATGGCTAAAATTAACAAACCCTCTAGTCAATACTATACCACTCCTGTGCGAGATTTTTATCTTGATTTATGGACTGCTAGAGAAATTCCACCAACGTCGGGTGACGAGCTATTAGTTATTCAACCGAAGCATGATCGTCGTCCGGATCTACTAGCATATGACATTTACGGCACACCACGACTATGGTGGGTGTTTGCAATGCGTAATAAGGATATTCTTGTTGATCCCGTAGAAGACTTTGTGGCTGGAACAACTATTTTTATTCCAGCGAAAGAAACCATTGAGAGCATGATGTAACATGGCATTTGAACCACCTAAGCTACCGATTCCCTCTATAACTGATTCGTATCAGAAAAAGTTACAAGAAGGTGTATTTGGCGCCGTCAAACAAAATACACGGCTTTCTGAATTTGCGTCTAAGCTTCCGGGCGCCGCTATTGGACCAGAACTCAGCGAAATCGATATTACCGCAAAGAAGATCAATGTAGCATCCCCGACCACGCCAGATGTTACACCTTCGCTTCTGCCAAACATACTGGATGACTATGATTCCTATACATATCATTTTAAATTGTATGTAATGAGCGAAAAGGTTTTTGAATCTGGCTCGGGTGACTTTGGTCCGAGTAGCAAACAAGAAAAAATTATTTTAGCGGAATCTGGCGTTACAGGTGTCTCTATAGACGATGTTACATTTACTTCTACTATCGGATTAACGAAAGCTACTGGGTCCACTTACGCACTGGAGTTTCAATTTACATTGACACAACCGCACGGCGCAACGGTAATGGATTATTTTGTTGCAGCAAATCGAAAACTAGGTAACAAAAATTGGATGAAAGTTCCATATTACTTAGAATTAACTTTCCGAGCACGCACACCGGACGGGGTCACAGATCAGAAGCCTATTAAGGATGATAGTCTTGCAAACCTGGTTTGGGTATTTCCGTTAATGATTCAAGAAGTAAACATCAATGTAAATACAGGCGGCAGCGCATACGTAGTAACTGCGGCAATGTATTCAAATCTTGCATATACAAACCAAACATTCGATTTGGAATCTGGCACTACTGTAGTAGCATCTACGGTCGGAGAATTTTTTACAGGCTTGCAGGAAAAACTGAATCTAAGAGAAGCAGAAAAGAAGACATCTGGCCAATTCGTTCCAGATGAATACGAAATTTTCGTAGACCCTGTGTTTATAAACGAGACGTTAGTATCCGGAAATATTGATGCCTTTGCCGCAAGAAACGGTGCATATGCCGTAGAAGGCACAACTAAGGTCGGAATGTCTTTCCAGCCTGCTACGTCGTTGGATATGATTACAAAGAGCATACTATCTTGTACAGATTATCTGAAAAAGGCCAGCACCGGTCAAACTAATCCAGAGATTGTTAGCGAAGAAGGTAAGCAACAACAAGCTGCAAAACAAATATTATTTCGCATTGTAGCAGACACACAAATTATTCGTTGGGACGCAGGCAGAAGAGACTATGCACGAAAGTATAGATATTTAATTGTTCCTCATACATTAACTACACTTCAAACTCCTACAAACGAGCTTGCGGGCTTAGACGATGCACAGCGATTTAAGATTATAGCACCAGGTATAAAGAAACAATACAACTACATATATACCGGATTAAACGATCAGGTACTAGATTTTGACCTTACCTTTAATATGGCGTGGTATGCTGCTATGTCGATTCAAGCAGGCATTGTTTCAAATACGTCCACTGCAGAACCGGGCGGAGTTATCGATAAAAACAATACGCAAGAAAGCCAAATTAGAACACAGGACGAACAAGTAGCAAAACGACAACAGGAAGCAAACGTTTCGATGTCGGGTGTAAATGCATCATTAAATGCAATTACACAAGAAAGCTCGTATAATGAAAACACGGCTGTATCGCAAGATGTTATCGACAACACAAACGCTACCTTTACAAAAAATGCACCGGGTATCTTAAACCCAAATTATAATCCGTTTGGAACACAACCGGGTATTAATACTGGTGCAGATCAAGACCAGTTCGGAAAACTGTCTGCAACAGATTTCGGTAATTATGCAAAGAATGAAAGAATTGCTGCGGCGAAGAAAACATTGGCAGGTAATTTAGGTCAGTTTGATAAAGGGCCAACTAGCACGTATGCTGAAAGAGATATTTCAATTGAACCAAATCCCGCGGAAGAAAACCCAATCGTAGTTTCGTACATAGAAAGCAGTTTTGGACAAAGCATGAATGCAAGCGGAGACAACGTAAGCACCACTGGTCGATCTTTATTGTCGAGTTTGTTTGACCAAGCAGAGAAAAATATCGCAATGGGCGACTTATTTGATATCGAGTTAAAAATTAAAGGTGATCCGTATTGGATCGAGCCAGCACCAGTAGGAAGAAATGCAAAATTAGAATCGGTGCTAGATAAAGAGTTAGCAAAAAGAGGAATGGGCGGCTCTACTGCAACATCGAACACCGAAGTTGCATCCGCAGATTATATTAGCGGGCAATCGTATTTCATTTTTAACAGTGTGACAGCAAGCGAATGGGATCCGGTAACGGGACTACGACCGAAAGGCGCAGTACGAAATAACCTGATTAGCGGTGTATATGCGGTTGTACAAATTAATCACGAATTTAGTCAAGGACAATTTGTACAAACGTTAGTAGCAGTTCGGGATCCGAAAATCAATCTTGGCAAGATTGTTATAAATTCAGAAAAATTGCCTAACGAGAAAGCCACATCCATTAATCAGGACGAAAGCGTGCCGCCAAGAAGCGATGCACAGTTAAGATCTGAGGTGGCCGGCGCCATCGATGCAACGCTCACTACTTTTACAAGAAGAATAGGATAAGATGAAATTCATACGCACACAAAAGCCGCAAGATGTCGAACCAACTGGTCGCATTGTACGGTATTACGGAATTTACCAGGCCTTCGTTAAGGATAACACCGACGCCCAATGCATGGGTCGTTTGCGTGTTTGGATTCCGGAGTTTAACTCTCGCGAAACAGACGAGAAGGGCTGGTTCACTGTTTCGTATGTGTCGCCTTTTGCGGGCGCAACAGATCCATCGAAGATAGGTCCGAAGCAAAGTAAACAAATAGGAGAAGAATCGCAAACTAGCTACGGCTGGTGGGCCGTACCACCAGATCTCAATAATCAGGTGCTGGTTATGTTCGTTTCTGGCGATCCTTCAAAGGGAGTTTGGATCGGTTCCTATTATCAACAAAACATGAATTATATGGTGCCGGGATTATCCGCTGGCAATAACTACCAGTACGATAAACCTGTGCCTGTTACGGAATATAATAAGAATACAGACGAAAAGCCACGAAATGCTATGGTTCGTCCAAAACTTACAAAGGTAACACAAGCTTTAGCAGATCAGGGTTTATTGATAGACACTATACGTGGTATATCAAATTCGTCTGCAAGGAGAGAAGCACCATCTCAGGTATACGGTATTTCTACACCGGGTCCAATAGATCCAGACGGTAAATCAGAATCCAATCGTAGAACCGGCGGCTCGCAACTTTATATGGATGACGGCACAGAACACGAACATATTCGTATTCGTACACGCTCCGGCGCGCAGGTCTTAATTGATGAAACAAACGGAATGATCTATACGATCAATAAAGCAGGCACCGCATGGCTGGAGCTCGATCCGCTAGGCCATGTTGATATATTCGGTGCAAAAAGCTTTACTGTACGTGCGCAAGAAGACGTTAATCTTCGCGCTGACCGCGACGTAAATATTGAAGCAGGTCGTACGATTAACATTAAAGCGGCAAAGGATTATACGGGTTCCACGGACGGTAGCGTTGCTGCTCCTGGCGGAGGACAGTCTGGTCTGATTAAAGTAGAAGCACTTGGAGCAATGGAAACAAAAGTTGTCGACAAGTATACACTACAAGTTGCAAACGATATTTCTATCAAAACCACCGCAGGCTTTAAGCTAGAATCCAATAATAATTTATCCTTTAAAACCAACAACGAACTGATTTGTGATGCTGCTGGAAACCTAAGTATCAAGGCAGGTAGCACGATACATCAACAAGCCGGCGGCTCTGTTAATATCGACGGCAGTAATATTGCCCTTAACGACGGCGCGGCAAGCCCGTCGTCTGCGCCTGCTGCAACTACAGTGCCGGATATTACAGTTCGGCCAAAGACAAACGTATTAGCCACTTTTACTGATATTTTTACTCGTAACACAGGCGATGCGAAAACAATTGGTTCGCGTTTCACAACCTACGAGCCATGCCCCGAGCACGGCTCTGACGGTAACCCGTATGACTTTGAAGCAGCACAGCCTATGATCGAAGAAACTGGACGTTACGGTCCCGTCGATGACGACATTAGTGAGGACAAGGTTGCGGCGTACCCACCAGATAAACGCACGCCTGGAACCGCCGTTGCTACAGATACTGCCCGCGCGCCGAAAACAGCCGTTCCGTTACCACCAGAATGCGGAGACATTACGTCCGTTGACTATAGTTATCGTTTGAGCCCGAACTTTAGTTTAGCGCAGCTTTCGATCGCTTGTACATTCCCGCATCAGATTCGCGCACAGCACGGATATACGGATCTACAAATTGTATGCCATCTGAAGGCATTAGCAAATAACATATTAGAGCCTCTACGAGCACAATACCCGGGATTCAAAATTAATAGCGGATTTAGACAAAGCACAGGCGGGACAAGCCAACACGAACGAGGGATGGCGGTAGATATTCAGTGGCCCGGAAAATCGGGTGCAGAATATTTGAAACGTGCTCAATGGGTAAGAGACAATCTCCCGTTTGACCAGTTAATTATGGAGCATGGTAATAGCGTATGGTTGCATATTAGCTTTGATCCGAACAAAGGACAACGCTACCAAGTATTAACTATGAAGAACGGGTCTTACGAAAGCGGTTTACGCCAATACTACTCTTAAACCATTTTGTCGATGGGAATTCGTTTCCAATCGTCGAATAGTGTGGTATAATCTATAACAAACGAAACTGTTTTCTTTGTACTTTGAAATCTGGGCCAACGAATACACATTGCAAATTCAAACTTATCCAGCTCGTTTTTATGAGATTCGGGTGCTAGTACACGTATATTGTACCCGTACAATATATTAGAGCGTGTACCGAAATCTTTAATTGCTCCAGTTTGTTTGAGTCGGCGAAGCATTCCGGCTGCAAACGCCAGTTCGTCTGCATATTCTGCCGATTCGATACTGGCAGACAATGCGCCGTTCCCATCGTATCCAACGGACATCTGATGATGCCCGCCCGAGTAATCGTATATTACGAAAGAGTGATCCATAAAGATCGGGCCCGCATTGCACGAGCCCTATTTCGTTGGAATGATCGTTACTGATTAATCATTCGTTCAATTTCCGCTAGCCGGACTGTCGCGTCTGCAGAAAAGACATTGGACAGCACGTACTTCTTTGTAGTGTAATCGTACATGCCGAAATCGACGAGCTTGCCATTGCGGCTTTCACTCATAGCGTAGAAACGCTTTTCCTTGTTTCTGGCATTAACCTTATTAGCCTGATCAATAAGGTCGGCGAAGCGGACACTCAACTCATTCTTCTTCACTTGTGTTTTCCTGTATTGTTGAACACAAGTATTATGTTACAGTAAACACCCGGCAATGTCAAGTTCTAACCAATAAAACTATATAGAATTTTCAGATAAATAAGTTAGAACAACACTTCCGGATGAAATATGGCACAAAGAGAAGTTTACATCGGTTTTTCCACAATTGGCAGGCGCGAGCCGCCGTATCGTCTAGTGGATATAGAACTTGTGAAACAGGATTTGATGAATGCCTTTCAAACAAAACGAGGCGAGCGTATTATGCGCCCCGAGTTTGGTACGTTGATTTATGATTATTTAATGGATCCATTTGACGAAACCACAAAGGCAGCAATCGTAGAGGATGCAATTGCTGTAATACGAAGCGAGCCAAGGGTGCAGCTAATAGCCATAGACGTTCGAGAATTAGACTATGTATTGCGAGTAGAGATTCAACTTAACTTTGTCCCCCAGGACGTAGTAGAATTATTATACATCGAATATGATCGTCGCAACTTAGTAGAAACATAAGAGAGAAAACATGTCACAGAGTGTACGCCAGAGTAACTTATTCGTAGCAGAAGATTGGCAAGCGATATATAAGAGTTTTAAGGATGTTGATTTTCGTGCATACGATTTCGACAGCCTTCGCGCTTCGTTAATCGACTATATTCGCGCGCATTACCCGGAAGATTTTAACGATTACATCGAAAGCTCCGAATTTATTGCAGTTGTAGAATTGCTTGCATACCTGGGAACTACATTAAGTTTCCGAGTAGATTTAAACTCCCGTGAAAATTTTCTAGATACCGCAGAACGTCGCGACAGCATTGTGCGTCTCGCACGTATGCTCAGCTATACGCCTAAGCGTAATCTTGCAGCCTCAGGACTTTTAAAGATTGTGGGCGTTCAGACAAACCAGCAGCTTACAGA